ATGAACAATCTGACGGTGATCTCACCGCCGGACGGGGAGGCTTTGTCTCTCGATACGGCAAAGGCCTATCTGCGCATCGGTCATGAGGGCGAGGATGATCTCGTCACCGGCCTGATCGCGTCGGCGCGGGCGCGGCTGGAGGCGGAGACGGGGTTGGCCCTCGTTATGCGCACGGTGAAACGGCGGTTCGACCGCTGGCCATCGGGCGTGACGCGGACCGGCATGCGGCTGGTGCCGGGGCCGGCTTCGGCGCTGGTCTCGGTTGAGACATTGGATGCCGAGGGGGCCGCGCAGCTCTACACCGCGCGGTTTGCGCTGAGTGGCGGGCGGCTGCGGCTGAAGCCCTTTGTGGCGCTGCCGGACGAGGTCTCCGCCATCCTGGCGGCGCGGCGGGAGCGGAGACTATGAGTGCCGAGGCAGCGATTGAGGCGGCGCTGATGGAGCTGCTGCGCGCAGATGCGGGCGTGCAATCCGTGTTCGGCCAGCCCGCGCGCGTGTTCGACGCCGAAAGCGATGCGCCGCTCTTTCCTTATGCCGAGTTGGAGCGTCATGAAGTGACACCCGCCGGGGCGGCGCTGGTGGACGGGCATGAGCACCGACTGACGCTGGCCGTGTTCACGCGGGAAGACGGGCTGAGAGGCGCGAAGGCGGCGGTGGCGGCCTTGCGAGCGGCGGTTGAGGGCGCGGCCTGGAGCGTGCCGGGCGTGCATGTGGTGCTGGCGCATGTCGTCTATGGCGATGTGATGCGCACCGCCGACAAGCGCGCCTTTCGCGGCATCATCCGGATTCGGATTATCTCAGAGGAGGCAGGCTGATGGCAGGCCAGAGAGGCAGGGACATCCTGCTGAAGATTGCAGATGGCGCAGGCGGGTTCACGACGCTGGCCGGGGTGCGGACAAGCCGTATCCAATTGTCGGCGGGGATGGTGGACGGCACCAGCGCCGACAGCGCAGAGGCGTGGCGGGAGCTGATCGACGGTGCGGGCGTGAAGACCGCGCGTGTGACCGGGCGGGGCGTGTTCAAGGATGCGGCCAGCGATGCCCGCATGCGGGCGGTGTTCTTTGCGGGCGAGGCGCCGGACTGGCAGTTGATCCTGCCGGATTTCGGCATTCTCGAAGGCGCCTTCCAGATCACCGAGCTGAGCTGGAGCGGCGCGCATGATGGCGAGGCGGAATTCTCCGTGACGCTGGAGAGCGCGGGGCGGCTGGGTTTTGAGGTGCTGCCATGAATGCGGCGCGGGGCGAGACAGAGCTGGTGATCGGTGGGCAGGCGCGGCGGCTTTGCCTGACGCTGGGCGCGTTGGCGGAGATTGAAGCGGCGTTCGGATGTGTACGGATCAGCGACCTTGAGGCGCGGATGCGGGCGCTGTCGGCGGCAGATCTGATGATTGTGCTGGCGGCCCTGTTGCGCGGCGGCGGCGAAGCGGAAACTGCCGGGCAGCTGGGCGCGCAGCAAATGGCGCCGGGCGCTGCGGCGCGGGCTGTGGCCGAAGCGTTCCGGCTGGGGTTGGCGGGCTGATGTTGCTCTGGTCGGAGATGATGCGGTCAGCGCTGGCGGCGGGCATTCGCCCGGCGGATTTCTGGCGATTGTCGCTGAAAGAGTGGCGATGGCTGGCGGCGCGGGGAGCGGGCCTGAAGGCTGGGCGGCTCACGGAATTGATGGCGGGGTTTCCGGATGTTCACCCAACCGCTCATCCCGGCGCAGGCCGGGATCCCGATAGAGGCTGTGCGGACGTCACGCGCTGGGCCCCGGCCTGCGCCGGGGTGAGCGGCAAGGTTGAAAGAAAGGCAAGTGATGAACGATTTTGAGAATGACCTAACCGCCGCGGGCGATGCCTTCCGCAGCCTTGCCGAAGGGCCGGGCGTGCAGGCGGCTGAAGCGCTGGAGGCGGCGTTCGGCAAGGCCGGGCAGAGCATCGAGACCGCGTTGGGGCANGCNGCNCGGNCNGGNGAGCTGGACTTTGAACGCATGGCCGAGAGCATCCTGAAAGATTTGGCGCGCGTGGCGGCGGAAAGTGTTGTCGCGATGGCAGGCGCGGACGGTGGCGCGCAGCAGGCGGTGACCCTCAACATGAACTATGCGCCGGGAGCGGAGCAGTCCGGGCAAAGCAGCGAAGCATCCCTCAGCGCATTGCTGGCGCGGATCGTGGCAGGCGGGGGGCGGTTCCTGTGAGTGTGACGAATTTCCATGAGGTGAGCTTTCCCGTGCCGCTGGCGCTGGCCGCGACAGGCGGGCCGGAGCGGCGCACGGAGGTGGTGAATCTGGCGAGTGGCGCGGAAGTGCGCAATGCGGTCTGGGCGGGCTCTCGGCGGCGNTGGGATGTCGGCAGCGCGGCGCTGAAGCTGGATGCGTTGCAGCATCTTGTGGCCTTTTTCGAGGCGCGCGGCGGNCGGCTCTANGGGTTTCGGTTCCGTGACGCGCTNGATGACCGGTCCTGNGNCGCGGGGGAGATGCCCTCGGCCACGGATCAGCGGATTGGCACAGGCGATGGGNTGGCGACGCGGTTCCAGCTGGTCAAGGCGTATGGCGATCATCAACGGCGNATNCTGAAGCCNGTGGCNGGCAGCGTGCTCGTGGCCGTGGATGGCGTGACGGCGGAGTTCAGCCTGGACGCGACGACGGGGGAGGTGACGCTGGATGCNGCGCCNGCGCCGGGCGGNGCGGTGACNGCAGGGTATCGCTTCGACTGTCCGGTACGGTTCGACACCGACCGGCTNGACATCACGCTGGAAGGCTTTGGCGCAGGCAAGGCGCTGCGCGTGCCTCTGGTCGAGTTGATCGGATAGGCANCATGCGGATCATTGAACAGGAATTTGCAGAGCGTNTGGCCAGCGGGGCGGCAACGACCTGTCTCTGTTGGCGGATCACGCGCGCGGATGGCTTCNTGCTGGCGGTGACGGAGCATGATCNGGCGNTNGAGGTGGGTGGCATTCTCTACCAGTCCGGCGCGGCGCTGGAGGGGGCGAGNTTTGCGCAGTCTGCTGATCTGAGGCCNGGCCATGCGGCGGCGGGCGGGGCGTTGTCGCATGAGGCGATCACCGAAGCCGNTCTGGCGGNGGGCAAGTGGGATGGCGCGCGNGTCGATGTGATCCGNNCNGACTGGCAACGGCCGGATTTGTTCGTGACGGTGTGGAGCGGATGGCTGAGCGACGTGACGCGCGGTGAGGCCGGGTTTGAAGCGCAGCTGGTCAGCCGGAAGGCGGAGNTCGAGCGCCCGCTGGGCCGGGTCTATGCGCGCCAGTGCGACGCCGTGCTGGGCGATGAACGCTGCGGCGTGAATGTGGATGCGTTTCCNNGACTGGCTTGTGANCATNGGTTTTCGACGTGTTCGGANGTNTTTGGCAATGCGCAGAACTTTCGCGGATTTCCGCATCTGCCGGGGGCNGATTTCGTTNTGCTCGGCCCTGCGGCGAGCGGCAATGATGGGGGCAGGCGATGA